TAAAAAACTTCTTTAGAAGTTAATTTATATACTATATAAAAGACCTCTGTTATTTATCGATATTCTGGCAACAAAAAAACCGTTACCAATCGAGGCGAGCAACGGCTTCTTTGCACAAAAGTGGCGGTAACAGAGTTGACCCTTATTACCACCTTTATTATACCATGACTCGCTGCCCACTTGCAACACCTTGAGCGGATTTCTTAAAGCGATTTGCTCCATAATAAGCAAATGCCACCGCTTCGGTTGGATCGCTTTGAATTTCAGAGTTCATTGTTGCATACCCAAACATTCCGTCACGCCCGATATCGCGCCGTTTAACCGTTCGTATGCTTATGTTTAGGATTGGCTGATTAAAGTGCGTTAGCGTGCCTTGCTTAATGGCTGTGTCAAAAGCTGCATAGGCTGCGCCAGCTTCACGCACATTAGGTGTTAATATTCGCTTAGATATTCGTTTATCCATGCGGACCAGCTCCTCAACCAGTAATTGCGTGCCAGCCGCGCCGTCAATGATAATTTTAGCCGCGTTGCGCCACCTATCATAAAGCCACGTGCTAAGCCAGCTTATGCCTGCATTTAGCGGTTTACGTTCAATAACCTCAACGTGTGTTTTACCGCCAGCAATCGCCAAGCCAACCGCCAGCGTCACGGCGCTACGGTCAGGTGCAAATTTAACTGAATAAACTAGACTAGGATTTTCAGGCAGGTCAACCTTTTCAACAATCAGTTTTTGCCACTCCTCCTCATCAATAGCCCGCATATTTTTAGTGCCGGCATACCAGCCAAGGCGCATTTTATTAAAACTGTCATCGGCCATTTGTTCAGCTTCTTTTTGAATTCGGCGGAGCTGTAGGAAATAGCCAAGGCTAGGATTAGCTTGATACCAAGCGTCTTTATCGTTTTTATCGACTAAATTCTCAACAGACCATTCTTGAATACAGTAGTCTGGCGCTTTGCCGCTTAAAGCTGCGTCACGGATACGTAACCACACAGTAGCAGTGGATCCGGCAGTTGGTGGCGTACCAGCACGGATTGTTTGGCTATTCTGGTTACGACCTGCTGCAATTGTAGGAAGCAACGCCTCCTGCTGTGCATCTGTTTCCTCTTGACATTCGTCAAGTAGCAGGGTATCGCTAGTATTACCAAGTCCACCTGTGCGGGTTCGGGTTCTGAATACACACCTGCCGCCATCAATCAACTCTAAATAATCAAGCGTGCGCGGCTGGCTATCAAATTCAGGCGTTAATAGTTCGCGTATTTCATTTTTGGCATTGTAAAAGAAATTTTGCACACGCCGTTTAACCTCGGTCACGGTTTTATCAGCATGCGCCGTATAAATCAGTGCCTCATTTAAGAAAATCATGCCGCCAACGATACGTGCGATAAATAGCTCGGTTTTACCGTTTTGACGCGGTACGCTAAGCCCAGCGTCAGGATTTGCCCAAATCCATTTGCCCTCATCATCTTCAATAACCGCCATCCAGCGATAGAGGACCGTTTTTTGCCACGGCAATAAATGCAGGTCATATTTTTCAAGCAGTTCAATGGTTTTAACCGCTAGCCAGACATCACCATTGTTGTAGTGATCAATGCGTGGTTTTTGGTTTCCTAGCCGTTTCTTCACCATTTTTAAGACTTCTCCATATCATCAATTGTAATACGAGCCTTAAAGCTTGTTGTGCGTGCGCCATTGCCGCGGCGGCGTTTCTGCTGCATTTGCTGCTGCACATCACCCGTTAATTTTGCTAAATCTGTATTTTTACGAGGACCGTTCTTGCGTTCAAGTGCTTTAATCTGATCAGTAACGTCAATCAATTGCCGCGATAAGCTAGCCATGTCACGTGTTGCTACGCCCTTTTCAAGCTCAGCCGCGATATTATCACGTAAAGCCTGCAATACGCCCAACTGGTCATTCTTAGCCGCCAATTCAGCAATACTTGGACCGGATTTTTTGGTCTTGTCGCGCTGTAGGCTAGCTTGCTGCAATTTTTCAATGCGGTGCGGGGATTTGATAATATCATGCCAGCGGCTGAGTGCCGCGTAAGCTTCAGTGCTAAGCACATCAATACCGCTACTACTTAAAATTCTAATAGTGCTTGGCGGTAAATCCTTGAAATAATTCAGCCAACCCTCATAATCTTTATTTTTAGGCAGTTTAATTTTGAAATTGCGCTCGTTCCATTTTTTGCACAATTCTAAAAAGTCATCATGCGATAATTCCAAAAACCACTGCTTAGCGCGTGCTTCTGTAAACGTTGGCGCTTTAGGTTTCGCCGCGGCTTTGCGTTTAGTTGTTGCTGTTTGCCGTTTTTTGGGCGTTTTTGGCGCGGTTTCGGCGTTTTTGGTATCAACACCCGTTTTTGCTATTTTCGTGGCTGTGGCGGGTTCTGGTGTGGTTTTAGCTGTCATCACTGGACCCCGTTCCAATAAACATTTTCGAAATTATAAGCCGCATTAGCTCTGGTTCGATAATCAAGGTTGCTACGCGTATTGATAGCTTTAATTAGCTTAAACCGCTTGTCGCTGATTTTATAGCTACTGAAATAAACCGGCACTGATTGACTAATTGCCCAGTCATAGAAGGCTTGACTATCAAAACCGCCTTCTTTGTATTCGTTGGTATTTTCGTATGGAGGATCACAGTAAACCACAGGTCTGCCCCCCCCAATAACGATATCGCGATAGTCGCTATTAGTTATCACTAGCTCTTTAAGCGGTAATTGTCGCAACTGTTCTAAACGTTCAATACGTGTCATGTGTTCAAGCTGATTATATACAAGCAATTGTCGGCTTAGCACTACACGGCGCTTATAAGCGGTATCGTATTTGTTAAAGTCCAAAAATAGCTGTATTTTACGACTTAAGCCCTCTTTTTCTGAAAAATGGTTATTTACATAATTCTCGAGCCATTTGATATTATCAGTGCCGTCTTGCACAGTTTCGTGGTACTTCTGCTTAAATTCTTCAATTTTATCGCCATAAAGATAACTGCGCTGATTATTTCCAAATGTCCAGCAACACTGCAAAAATCCAGCAAACCAGTCGTTTTTATTGATTTTTTGCGAAAAAATCGCACGAGGCACAAAAACGGTCGGTATTTCGCCCCCATTTTGAATATGTCGCAAAAGTTCAACAATTGCCGTATTTAATTCGTTGTAGTGCGTTTTTAGGCGTGGATATCGTTGTAACACGTAAAACGATACGCTACCACCGCCACCAAACAAATCGTAAAAATCAGTAGCGCCTTTGTGCCTGCTTAAAATCAGCGGTATGATTTTATCAACCAGCTTTTGCTTACTGCCCATATAGGGCATGCTGTAATGTCTTGCCACTTTTATTTAGCCCCCCGTTAAATATCAATCAAGCAGCCACAATTAGGACATTCAATGCTATCTTTATCAGCCGCACTATCTTTAGACTTTGGCTCTTTTGGTTCGGCAATATCACCAAAATCAAATGTGTCAATGCCCCAATCCTTCAGCTCGTCAACGTTCCACATATCTTTTAAGATAGCCTCGTCCCATTTTCCACTGTGGTGGTTATCAAGCGCCATAAAACGGCGTTTTTGCTTGTCGGTTAAACCAATAGCCTGTTTAACCAAAATATCAGCATAGCCAAGGTCTTTCTGTACGTACCAACGCTGCGTGCCAGCCAAAATATTAAAATCTTCATCTACAATGATTTCGCGGAGCTGTTTCATTTCCGGGAAATCTTTTATAGATTTCTTTAGGTCGTCATACTCTTTACGGTTAATCGTTCGCGGATTATCTTCACGCGGTTTGCATTTATCGATATTGACAGTTAAAATATTAACCTTAAATTCTGGTTTTGGCATCTGTTGGCGTTCCTTTCTTGACCGAGTTAGTTCTCGTTATCGCTTGACTTTATTATACCACCATAAGCGGTACACCTCAAGTTAGAGAAGATTATTACTACGCGGCCTAATTAAATCTCTAACTTTTCCACAGGCCATAAAAAAGTCCAAAAAAGTCATAAAAAAGTGTTGACAGTCGGTGGGTGGCTTGCTATACTTAAAACATAACAAAAGTTAATTCATAGAAAGGCATAAAAGCTATGAAAAATCCCCTACAAAATCTATCAACTAAAAAGCTACTAAGCATTTTACATACTGAGCTAAGCGGCATGGAATTCGTTGGCGGCGCTTTTAAGGACGTTAACGAGCTAGTGCTTGCAACACACGACGAGCTTGACCGCCGATTTGCTGAGCGTGGTGAATACGTTCGCCTATCAAACAAAACTAAGGGCTTATGCGGACCAGCATATGTTTGCGCTAAAATCCTTGACAACATCGCCATTAGCACCTACTACGAGTACGACGCCGTTAAAGCTAAAAGCTACCGCCGCGTAAAATAGTAGGACCGCTAAATAGAAATCACCGCCTGCTGCGAGGGGCGGTGATTTTTTTAATTGCCACAGGTTAAGCTTGTGGCTTTGGCTGATCGTTGTTATCAGTCTTAAAGAAGCGATAGACTGCAAATAGCGCCACGTTTACGCCAGCAACTGCCGCGCCGGCAAGCATACTAAGTAATCCCTCCCAACCAATGTCAGTCTTAAATCCGCCCTGCGCAAGTAGTGAAGCTATAAAGCCACTGGCAAATGCAAATGCGCCCGCCTTCATAATGCTGTTTATGTCTTTAGAATTTAATCCCATTTTCAATTTCTCCTATTTAATTTAATGTTTATGGTAGCCTTAATACTTGGCCTGGATAAATTAGGTTAGCGTCAGGTATGCCGTTAATAGCTTGTAGCGTTTGCCAATCGGTGCCATTTTGAGCCGCAATTCCGCTTAAGGTGTCACCGCGTTGCACTGTATATGTTCGCTGGCTTGGTTGTGCTGTGCCGCCACGTACGCGGATTTGCTGGCCTGGATAAATTAGGTTAGCATTTTGTAAACCATTATCAGCCGCAAGCTGTCGCCATGTTGTGCCAAATAGTGCCGCAATGCCGCTTAAGGTATCGCCAGATTGGACCGTATAAACCTCATCGCTAGCAGGCGCTGGGCTTGGCTGTGGTGCTGGTTGTGGAGCAGGGGCTGGTGTGCTGTCGGTAGCGCCGGCGTAAGCACGCCACGTGTTTGCATCGCCGTAAAATTCGTTACAGTCAAGGTTGCCTGCCCAACCATCAAGCCTGCCCGAGCTTGTCCACTGCCACATTGCGTAAAATTTCCACCACTTAACTGCAGGCTCTGGACCGGCATTTGACATGTCATAGTTGTAATCAGCTACGTTATCGCGGTAGCGGGCAATCCATAAACCATAATCAGCATCAGCAACGCTTGACCAGTCGTGGCTAAGTACCACACTCTCTGACATGTAAATTAGCGCCTTTTTGCCTGTTTTTTCCTTAAACAAATCAAGCCAACGCTTAGCCCATGCAACGTCATGTGTTGCGTCCTCCCAATCTAGGATAAATAGCGTGCCTGGCGTTTCCAAGTAGCCCTTGATATTGTTTATAAAGAAATCAACCTCAGCTTCAGCGCTGTTTGCGCTGTTACGTGCGAAATGATAAACGCCTACTAACTTGCTGGCGGCAATTGCTTGCTGATAAAACGTATCGCAAGCGCTGTCAACAAATCCAACGCCTTCTGTAGCTTTTGCAATCACAAAATCCGCGTTAATAGCGCCAGCGTTTAAGCCTGCTTGCCAGTTGCTAATGTCTATACCTTTTAGTGCCATTTGACCCCCTAAATAGTAAAATTTATAACTACTGTTATTATATCATAAAGCTAATGTAAATAATTTACTTTTGCGCTACCAGTTATTACTGAGCGGCGTTAAATTTTCAGATTTATCAAGCTCGTTATAGTCATCACGCATTTTATTCGATTTTTTACGATTACAACGCATATGCGACAATTGCACATTTTCGATTGAATACGGCGCACCACCACGGCTAATTGGCACAATGTGATCAGCTTCAACTGCCACCGGGTTCATTTTTCC